GTAAATTCCATAATAAGTTATTTTTGACTGTTCTATTACAAAAATAAATAAATTGAAATTTACACACTTTTTGAAACACTATCGGAATAGACCACAAAGATATATCTTTGAACAAGGACATAATCTTTCCAGTGTTTCCAGAATCATTGTTCAACTAAAAACGGATACTGATATTCTTGATGTCAGAGTTGGTGGTGACGGGATTATAGAAGGTGTGTTAAACAAAAATACTAGCATTTTGGAGTAAATATTGAGCCATAACAAAAATAAACCCGCTATAACTTGTTATGTTTTAGCGGGTTGTAAAAATGAGTTGTGATCCGGTTGGGATTCGAACCCAAGACCTACGGCTTAGAAGGCCTTACAACTACACATATAACACATTAATTATCAAAATATTACACCAATCATAAATTTTATTTGCAAACAAATTACAAACAACATATAATCCACGCAAACGGTATTCACAATAGATAACAAACAAAATTTAACTATAAATCTACTACTCAAAATCCCCAAAAAGACATTATCCGAAAATGGATGACGGGAGAAACATGATCGCTTTTAATTTTGGTTTACTGGAATATCTACTATATCAACACGTTTCCCTTACTCTCAACATATCTTGCTCAAAATATCAAGTCCAACCGAGTACTTACCGTTTTATCATGTAGATACCTATCACCAACGCCACTACAATAACTGCCCCGAACCCCATTATCCACACCCAGATACTCATCACTCCGGAACGTTCCTCCCCCTCATTATGATCCACAACCTTCTCCATGTTCTCCTGCCGTGTACCCGTGATGCTCGTCGTGTCTCTCTTGTTCTCTTCCGTTTTCTTGCTTATCTCCGTTTCGGTCTCGATCCGGACGTTACCGGAAGAGTCTCTAGTCTCGACTTGACGAATTTTGATGTCAAGGAACTCTAGTAATCGTGTTGTACCGTAAAGATCAGCGTGTAGTTGCCCGGTAGATTTGATGTTCTCTACCGAATCTACCTTGCTGAACTTCTTTTTACTCCCGCAGGAGAATAACGTGATCACGCAAAAGATAAACAATAGTTTGTTCATGATACCTGTTTTTAATATAACCACATCACCTCTTGATCATGCGTTTCAGAATCGTCGGCATGAATGAACGTTTTCGCCACACCGATTCGCTTGAACCCGGCTTTCAAAAGTGCATTCACGATAAGGAAACGATTTCTTGAGGTGTTACACTTTATATCAACGGCCCGCCCTAGCGTGTGTGCCCCGGTTCCGGATCGCCCCTTTGATCGGTCATGTTCCGGGGAACGATAAGCCGAGGTCAGCACGAACGGTATCCCCGCTACTTCCCGAGCCGTATCCAACTTACTAATAGTTGTTTGTTTCATGTCCTGTAACGAACACGAGGGAGAACAATGGTTAAACTCTTCCTCTTTAAAATACTTACTTGTTATCATCCGAGACCTCCTTCAATTTTTCTAGTAATTGTTTCGCCGTTTTAGCGTCAGCGCATTGAATAATAGCTCGAATTGCATCCGGTAGTTTTGCCACCTGGCTCTTCTTTGCCCTCTCGTTTTCCCAAACACTTCGGCCCTCGATCAACACGATAGCGGCCGTCACGAGCATCGAGGCGAAAGGTAACGTGTACCAGTCGATACAGCTCCCGATCAAATCAAATATCAAGGCCATGACTTGTATCCGCCAGTAATCCCCAAGCTTCGAAAAAGTTCTCCGGAGTCCCCCAGAATAAATCTTCTCTCCCCGGGCTTTAGCACTATCCGTACCTGCCCACAAGTCGATACAAACAGCGAGAACCATTATAGCCCACATCGCCAGTATAATGTACACTTGCGATTGAATAACGTTAAAATCACCTGTCACAAAAAATTCTATCATTGCACACCTCCTTTTATTCCATTATTTTTCAATATTGCATTATTTGTTACTATTTTCGCGTATTGAAAACTCTAATTATGGAGGGAACAAGTACCGTGATGGAAAAAGTTCCCCCCCTTTTTTATCACCTTTCCTTGATCGTGTTGTAGAATTCCATGATCGGTTGCTCCAGCAACGTCAAGAAAACGGGTGACACCGGGCCACCACCGATGGCTGTGAAAGAGTGATTCTCGCAGTCGTAAGACCCGCTAAAATTCAAATAATCGGAACGCCGTGAATTCTCGTCCACGAAATGCCCGTCGCAACTAAAAGTCACGATACCGGGGATGTTATTCTCGTACTCCGCCGAAAAATTCACGTTGATCCCTTTCAAAATAACCGGGATAGTGGTTGTTGCTACTGTCTTGTAATTAATTTCCATTTCCTATAATTTTTAAATTAAACGTTCGTGTTCTTTATCTTGCAATAAGAATCGATAAGCTGCAATGGAATCGTTCCCGCTTGATCCATCTCGTCGATCCTCTCTCTCAGTACCGCTAACTCGGATTCCTCGAATACCACATCTATGGTCTCTGTGATATTGTTTATAATCGTTTCTTCATTCAAAAGTTCATGACGATCTATCTCCTCCGGGGTGAAATCCACTTTTTTGGCGATTGAATTGAACAACATACCTTTTATGATGTTAGCCTGATCAGGAATGAGATTCTTAATGGCAAATCTGTCTACAAATGTCAGTTTCATACTCGTTAATTTTACATGTTCGATATTAATTCACTTCTTACAATCAAGGATTCCACGTCCCAAGCCAGTTAATAGGCAGCTGGCAGGCCGTCCACTTGTACGTGTCCGTCTTCATCACGAGAACAGTATCTTGTCCACTTGACTGGACAGCCACGTACGTGTTCCCGTTGCGGTAAAATCTTTCACTTCCCGTGCATAACACGTCAAACCCTTGCGAGGCCTCGCTTGTTATGAAAAAATGGCTTCCGATTTCCATACCCGCATACAAGTTTACTTTCTTCCTGTTACCAGTACCGTAAAGGCATATCATATTGGGATGCTCGTTACCCAGCGTTATACCCGGGTTGGTTCCCGTCATATAAGCCCTGAAAACTCCCGACACGATGTGCGCGTTTGAGAACATTTTTAACATCCCCTGTGTCACCGCCATGGCATAAGAATTACCATTATTGGGGGCTCCCGCGATCAACGCCACTTGTTTATTACTACCCAGACCTCCATAACCTCCCCCGGACAACATGAAAGTCCCCAGCTTGGCATTCCCGGCGGTAGTCATGTCAGGATGACTACCCACGTACACTTGATGACCGCTATAACTGAAATTTAACTGGGAACCAGATAGAGCCAGGTTGCTACCCCTTAGCCACGATCCCTCGATAGCGAAAGGACCGAGCTTGTTCGTTATCCCTAATTTTAATAGTTCCGCACCTCCCACAACCCCTTTCAACCCCCAGTCACTAGCGCTATTATAGTACATGCTAATATAGTTACTAGCATCCTTGTAAGCTTTAAATGATTTCTCCGAATCCGTTGATGTTACCTTTACCCCCGGTCCCACACCAAAGTCTTTGCCGCCAATTATCTTGTTGTCGGCAAACGTGAAACCGATAACGGAAATCATATTGGCCGTGATAACGTTAGCTTTTAGGATGTTCGTTCTTAACTTGTCGATAAAAGCGTTATTGGCCGCCAGCGTGTTGACATCTATAACATCCGCGTTAATAAGCCCCGCTTTTATTAGCGGACCTTTAGTTAAAGCGTTCGCCTTCAGTGCCTCGAAATTCGTGAACCCAAGCTGTACCGCGAAAGAATCTTTCGTGACGATTTCTATATCGGCATACCCGTCCGACGTTTGATCGTATGCAGTCATGAAAGCGATATACCATTCCAACGGGGCGGATTCGGAAGGAGCGGGATTACCGGTTATATACACGTGTCCACCCGCGCTAAAAGTTCCGGTTGCCCCGCAGACAACCTTACGAAGGTACGTCGTGTATTTCCCTGTACCCTCCGTGGGAGTTAGCCACGTGTCAGTGTAGCCTGTTCCCATGCTATTGGAAGCTGTATTTATTTTATAACCAACGGGTATTTTGGCGATAATTTTTTGCACGAACACGGCATTCGCCCGGGAAGTTATAGACTGGTACACCCCGCCATACCCGGGTGTTTGAGCTGCTTTACACGTGACCTTCAGGCAGTACCCGGATTGTGTCGGGGCATCCTCCTGCTTCGCGATTCTTTCCACGACTAACTTGGCTTTAACATCCGCGGCGGAATTAGAGTATTTATTAACCCCATTCCAGCCTAGTTTAAACTCCGGATCTTTATAAAGCATTTTCCCGTTAATGGACTCGCCGGGTACCCCTTGGGCTCCCGTGTTACCCATTTTTCCCACCGAGTAAATTGTAGAACTCGTACCATTAGTGTAACTAATTATCGTTCTCGTCCAAAGATAAGAACCCGCCGCAACCGTTGGAATACTACTGCTCCATGTACCCGTTGGTGCCGTGATGCCTGATGTTGAGGCTTGATAAGTTATAGCGGTACTACTCACCCCGTTCCCGGCGTTACCATTCGTGCCGTTCGTACCCATTCTACCGACAGAATACATCGTGCTTGTCGTGTTGTCCGTGTAAGTTATGATTGTCCGGGTCCAAAGGTATTGCCCGGCAGCAACGGCAGGTATGCTACTACTCCAAGTCCCGGTAGGGGTTGTAGTTCCAGAACTTGAGGCTTGATAAGCAATTGCCGTGCTTTTCACGCCCTTACCAGCCGCACCAGTGTCCCCCTTGTCTCCGGTGGCACCATGAGTCCCGATGATCACGGGCGTGCTAGTGTATTTACTATTATCCGTGTACGTGACAATCTCGTAATTCCACAAGTACTTCTTTGTCGTTGTGGTGACTTGCATCCCGGTCGTCCATCCAGAGGTGGATGCTGTCACGCCACTTGCACTAGCGGAAGCGAGGTAATACTCGGTGATCGATTTAATCCCCACTCCCGTGGCTCCGGTGGCTCCATGCACCCCGATCACTCGCTTGTTCGTTTCCGCCGTCGTGCCGTCCGTGTAGGTTATGATCTCGTAATTCCAAAGGTATCTATTCGTCGTAGTCGTGGCTGGAACCGTGTCTGACCATGATGTTGGGGCCGTTGTGTTGCTTGATGAAACCGCGTACTTGTTCGCCACCGCTCTAACACCACGACCGATTATACTTGTTCCTACTGGTTTAGGACGGCTCGTTTGCGGGCTTACCGATTGCGTGTACGATCCACTAGTCCACGTGTACCCGTCCGGTCTAGGAGTCCAAGTAACCGGGAAATCCGTTTTAACGTGATATTTACCACCACCACGCAAGTACAAAACAGGAGTACTAGAATACGTCATTTGCCCACAACTCACCGGGGATGACGAACAAAATTTGAACGTATCAACGTAAATTAAAGTCTGGGCATCTGTCGCTCCCCACCCGCTCGCCTGCATGTCTACATCAAAGTCCACGGAAAAACCACTGTTATGAGTACTCCAAGCCGGTTTAGTGCCGCTATTCAATGCCACCGAAACGCATATCCTGTTATATCCAATTCGTGACAACGGTGTGCCCGTGAAAGGTATCCACTTGTCCGCATCATAAGAGGAAGCATCCAGCCACACGTCAGTTTTCCAGTAATTTTCCCCGGATTTCGCTTTCGTGACAATAAATGTTTTCTCGACGTAAACAGAAGCGGATTCAAGGTAAACACGGAAGGTACAAGATGCCGTGTCGGCGGTCATGGTGGTACACTTGACTCCATCCACGCCATTCCAAGCGAAAGTTCCTCCCGTTTCTTGTTTCGTGCCTATCGAGAATTTGCCCGCTCCTAAATCGCCCGTGGTTGATACCCCCGTTAATTTGGTCGTTCCCTTGTAAGCTGTCGCTTTCGTTGTCGCTTTCGCCAGTTCTCCCGGTAATGGATTCCCGTTGGCATCGCAAGCCACCGTGTGAGCCTCGTTGGTTAACAACACGGTACAAGCGTCTTTTCCCGCCGCCCCGGCGGCACCAGTAGCACCCATTTTCCCTATCGAGTAAGATGTACTCGTCGTGTTATCGGTGTAAGTGATAATCGTGCGGGTCCACAAGTATTGATTGGCCGACACGGAAGGGATAGTGGTTCCCCACGTCCCGGTGGGAACGGTGGTACCGCTCGTGGACGCTTGATAGGTGACAGCCGTGGATTTTATCCCCTTCCCGGCAGCTCCCGTGGCCCCGTTAGCTCCCATCTTACCGATTGAATAAGAAGTGCTTGTCGTGCCATCGGTGTAGGTGATGATCGTGCGAGTCCACAAGTATTGATTGGCCGACACGGAAGGGATAGTGGTTTCCCACGTCCCGGTGGGAACGGTGGTACCGTTCGTGGATGCTTGATAGGTAACGGCCGTGGACGATATTCCCCGGCCAGCGTCACCCTTGTCTCCCTTCGTCCCGTTAGCTCCCATCTTGCCGATAGAATAGGACGTGCTTGTCGTGTTATCAGTGTAAGTGATGATCGTGCGGGTCCACAAGTATTGATTGGCCGACACGGAAGGGATAGTGGTTCCCCACGTCCCGGTGGGAACGGTGGTACCGCTCGTGGACGCTTGATAGGTGACAGCCGTGGATTTTATCCCCTTCCCGGCAGCTCCCGTGGCCCCGTTAGCTCCCATCTTACCGATTGAATAAGAAGTGCTTGTCGTGCCATCGGTGTAGGTGATGATCGTGCGAGTCCACAAGTATTGATTGGCCGACACGGAAGGGATAGTGGTTTCCCATGTCCCAGTGGGAACGGTGGTCCCGTTCGTGGATGCTTGATAGGTAACGGCCGTCGATGATATTCCCTTCCCGTCCGTACCGGGTTTTCCCGCGGCCCCGTCGGCCAACTTCGCCAGCGTGAACACGTCCGTGAAACTCTCGTCCCCGTTACAAACACACCGGAACGACCTCACGTTAGTACCGGAAGGGAATAACACCGGGTCTCCCGGCATGACATCCAGTGTTTTCTTCGTGGCGCTTTCAATATTTACCCAACCTGTACCGTGTAAAAATTGCCACTGGTAGGATTCGGGGGCGATCTTCGAGGCTATCGCTGTCAATGTTATCGTTGCCGGGATCGGGTTTCCCGTGAAACCGGGACCGTATTTAAACACTTGCGAGGAAGCGGTTATGTCTATGGTTTTGACTATGGCGTCTTGAATTTTTTCCTCCAACCCCTCGATAATATCAGAGAACTCCCCGTTTTTCGTGAATACTCCCACCCGGTTATCCCCATTCGGGTCTTTCCCCACTCGTATCGCCCATTTCTTGGATAATGTATAACCATTCACCCCGGCGTACATTGTCATCCCAGCATCCTCTGGCATCGAGGAAATAACAAGAATCCAAGAGAGATTCGGGTCTGTACGGTGCCCGAACTGCGCCAGTTCATCACCTACCTCGGGAATATCAACCCCATCCCGGTCTGTCTTCGACAAGTCGATGTAATCCTCTCCGACGCCCGTAACGAGGTTCCAGTAATATTTCTTTTTGTTGTCCCCGTAATTGTCACACCGCATTTGCGCCCCTATCGTGCAAGTGTTAACCTGTCCCTCGGATGTATCCATGTAGCAACGCCAGTAATCGGGGTATTCCTTGACCTTATTTACCTTCATCCCAGAAGGAGAATGCACGTCCCGTCCCCCACGCCAAAACACTTGTGCCACGGCAAGTGCCATTACTTCCATGTAATTCCGAACAGTTAATTTCCCAGTCGTGAAGTCTTCCGTCCCGACCATTCCAGTCCCCGCTCCGACAACACCGGGAATAAAATCAGCCGTTTTAAAACCCTCCCGTAAAATTAACTTCCGAAACTCCGCATCTCCCAATGCGTCGATTATCCAGCCCTTTAATTTACTCTCGAAGTCGGTGGAGGTAACGCTATTGAACTTGACGTCATCGGATTTACGGACGGGTTGATCAAGGTAATCCTCGAAAGAATTACCCGCCCACAGGTCAGAATCTCCCGCTTTAATCTTTTCCCCCAGGTAAAGGATGTATCCCTTGATCACTTTTAATTTTTCTTCCGTCCAGACGCTTCCTGTTTCAAGAATGAACCCCAGTAATTCCTGTAACGTCGCTTTACCGGATTTCGCCACGTTCGTACGGTCTACCTCTATGACACTACCAGGTTTTAGCTCGGACGGGGAGAGGTCCCGTATTCTCATCGGGACACCCACCCCGCTTTGATAAACCCGTGTTTCGTTTTCCCCGCTACTGCGATACTCGCTAGTGTTACCACCCGTGACACGAGCCGACTCGATTGTTTCCCCGGACAATTCTCTATACGGCATGAATTGCTCGAGAGTAACGTCCATCTCGTCTGCAAGTAGATTCAACGCGGCACTTGTAACGTGAAACAGGGTATCGCTATACTTGTCGGAGAGTAACATGAAAGTATGAAGGTCTCGACCTTGAATTACCCCGGTAAGTTGCCTCCGGGGAAAGCCAATCCGGCTACACGTTGATTTCAACAGCGTGTACAGGAATGAATCTGTTTTCTCGCCGATCATCCATTCCGAGGTAAATCCCCCGTTTTTCACGTGCAACACGTTGTTAAACAACAAATCGGCATTTTCGGTAAATGGGGTATCACCGAAAGCGATTTTCACCTCCCCGTGATTTTCCGAGGCTGCCTCGACAAGAGTCGCTTCCACGTCAATTCCCCCGGACACGATGTGAGTAACGACCACGTTAGTAACGTGATTCGTGACGTTCCCGAGGTTTGTGGTGTCTTGAAACTTTATTTCCAGTTTACCGGAGAACGGGAAACCGTCTGCCGTGATTTCAAGTTTCTCGAAATCAGATTCCGAGAACGGGTATCGCTGGAACATCTGTAACTTTTTCGTGGTACTTGACCGGGGAAATGAATACTCCGCATCCCTCCACCCTTCTTCCAGGGACAAGTATTTTGTCGTCGTGCCATCCGTTAACTTTATAGTGATATTAAACGACCCTGTTTCTGGAATGTTCCCTCCCCAGTAGATGGGAGTTGTTGATGAACAATAGTTCACCGCAATACTAAGGACTTGAGTCGTTTTTTCCACGTCAATCTGTTGGTAAACACTACCCTTTTCTGACAAGTTAACAAAATGCACGTCGTTCACGCTATGACTATATATAGCCTTTCCCCCGGCGATCCATCCTTCAAGTCCTTTCCGGAAATCATAATTCGACAAAAAAGAGGGGCGTTTGTTGTAATCATAGATAAACGTTGCCACCTTGCTTGCCGGGATAATCTCGTTCGTCAAGCTACCGAGGGGATAACAATCCTCCCCAGTAGACCCGAGAACCATTTTTTCTCGCTTACCGTTACCAGTTTTCGCCCCCTGGTTATTATAAATATACCCGCCTTTATCCACGTCTACTAGGGAACAGATCAACCACCCGTTCTCGCTTTGCGTGATGAAACAATCAAGGGATGTCATGCATTCTTCAAGCACCTCGTAACAAGTCATACCGTTAAACGTGCCCGTGTTTAACGTTGCCTGGTGAAGCACGGATTCCATGCTAGACATCGATTTTTCAAGCAGGGAAAAAGATATTTCAAATCCCAAGGGAAGAGACGTTTGATCACAGCAATATTTTATAATTTCAAATATCGAGCGGGTACCCGTTTGAGCGTACTGAATATTTTTCAATATTCCAAGCCCGTCACTCGCCGTCACGCTAACGTCGTATGGTACCGAGATGTAAGGTTCCGAGTATTTCTCCGGGAGAACATAACCAGTCCAGATCAACACCCCATTTTTATACAACTCGACGAGAAACAACTTGTTGTCTACCGTGTACAAGGATGTCAATTCCCCGTCCACGTCTGCCTGTATGACCATCTCCAAGGACGTACCGGATATTCCCGAGTCTGAATCATCCCTACGCAATAAAGGAGCCGCCCCGAGTGACTTGTTTTCCGAATCCCCAGTGTAATCACGTTCCTTGATTAAAATTTTATATTCATGCCCGAATTTCTCCGAGTCGAATTGCAATACATACCTTGTCCCGTACATGATCATGTAGTTAAATTCTTTCTTCTATTTTCCTTGTTTATCGCCGCCACTAGAGTGTTTCCTTGTAATTTGAATTCTCCCGATACCTCCACGTTCACGCTTTGTGAGACCCGATCCAGCGATCCGGATTGAGTCCTAACGTCCAAGTTATTAGAGTAAGCATTTGAAGAGAACGTGTTACCGCCACCATCCGCTACTTTACTTAAAGCTCCTTTCACTGCAGTCCCAAGAGCGACCAACGCGGTCCCCGCTGCGATCGCAGCAATACCTCCACTCAATGGATTTTTCAAGGCTTTTTCTATCGCTAATTTAGCGACTCCCATACCTATAGCAATTTGTCCCACTTGTACTGCCATGTCTGCAAAAGAAGCGGCCACAACTAAAGCAAAATTTTTCATTCCATCACCCCCAATTATCAATTGGCCAACACTCTCCCCGATTCCTATGGCCATATCACTAAAAGCCCCATTTATCACCCCACTCATGTCAATCATTTCCTGCACGATCGGTTGTAACTTATCCCGACTTTGGGCCAATTTTTCCGGCAATAACGATAAAGCATCAAAACTAGTGGGCAAAACAGGTAAACTATACCCCTGGGACACTTCCATCACGGGCACATCATTCTCTTTCCGCAAACGAGAATTAACCAGCTCACCCTGTTTCTCGATAACAGATTGCAAGCGGTTAATCTCTCGCTGGTACACGACCCCGTTAGCCACGTCATAGGCGGATAAAGACTTTTTTAGTTTCTCGTAAGCTTGAATCTTTTCTCCAATCTTTCCAATGGTCGATTCAATCATACCACGCACCCTCTCCTCCTCCGTTAGCTCGTTCTCTTTACCCTCATTTAAACTGTTTTCAGCACTCTTGATCGCCTTGACTCCTGACAAGCGTAAAGCGATCTCCTCTCGAATGGCGTTCACGGTATCAGAAAAATATCCCTTTTGAGCGACGTTTAAAGCGATGAATTGATCCAGTTGTGCTCGTAAACTATCAATATCCTGCTCCCTTAATTTCAAGCTCTCGATCGTCTCCCTGTTAGTTTCTTTCTGCAGGCGAGTCCCTTCGGCGATAATACGATTCCCTCTACGAAACCCGGGTAAAATACCAGCTACCCACTTCTGAAACCAACCAATCTCTTCATTACTTGCAACCTCCAATTCTGTTGCCAATTCATTCACGACCCCTGTTTTAAACCGGGTCCACGCTTCACCAACTCCTTGAAACGCCTCTGCCGCAACCGTGTTCAAACGCCCTAAAGCCAACGTTAATTCTTGCTCGGCCTTACCCATTTCCGTCACGATAACACCATGCTCCAGGTTTATGTCTTTCAAGGTTTGCAGGTATTTTAACCCGGCATCTTCTCCCGGTCCCCCGAATATATCGGCGATAGCTGTTCCGACTGCCGCCGAACTCGCTGGTAACTCGTTTAACTTCTCGCTAACTTGACGGATAACATCAAATATGGTCATCGTGCCGTCCTTCAAGGCTTTTTCAACCTCCCCGCTGGCAATCCCGATCCCCTCCAACGCCTCTCGGGTAGCCTTGGGCATCTCCCGGATTCTAAGCATCCCCTCTTTGATAGCGTCTAAACCTTTATCAGAGAAAACACCGTCCCGGATGCTGGTTTGCAATATCGCTAACATTCCTTTTGCCGATAATCCCGCCGCCTTGAATTGCGGGGCGTACTCCCGTAACTGGTCAAGGAAATCACCACCACTATTTAACCCGGCAGAAAATCCATCCCGGATAAGTGTCATGGCCTCGGAAAAAGTTACACCCATTTGCTTGTGAAGGGTGTTTACCGTTCGCAATATTTCCGTGTAATCCTGTTGGAACACGTCAGCGATAGCCTGTACCTCTCCCGCCAATTCCGTGTCATCGATTCCCGTTAAACGCTCGATCTTCTCTCGAACATCGTCTAACCTCATGCCATATTTCACGAGTTCTCGCCCGGCGTTAGCGATACCGACTGCGGCAAAAGCTTTACCAACGAGACCTTTCAATTTTCCAAGGGTCCCGGAGAATCCCCCCACCTCTTTCTTCGATTTTTTCAACCGATCCTCGAACTCTCTCGTGTCTGCCGTTAACCAAACTTTTAACCTCGAAACAACGCTCATAATAACTTGCTCATTTTCATCACTGAATCAATGTTTATCTCTTTTCGCTCTCGACTATCCTCTAAACGATCACGCTCCCACGGGAATACCCATAATTGCAGGGGGTCTTTGATCTTGTCTTTTTTCAATAACTGGATATTTACAAGAGTCAAGGTTTGTAACCTTACCAGCTCCGCTTTTGCCCGGTACGATCGTTCTTCTTTTAGATTGTGGTAATGGAGCTTCAAGAAAAAATCGTGCAACAACATCTCGTCAAACTCCACCACAGTCATTCCCATCAATCCCAACGCTATCCCCAGGTAATCATCTATCCCGACGGGTTCTACTTTTTTTTTGAATCTTCTTTTACCGGGAGGTTAGTCGTTGTTTGCCGGGTATATATTTCCAAGAAGCGGGTCATGTCAACAGGCATCATGATTGCACCGAGTCCCACCTCGTCAAACTCTAACTCTCGACCTTCTAAACGTTCCCCCTCCTTGATACAACAATGTGCCATCGTCAAAACCCCGTCCAGGCCAAAGCACAACACGTTACCAATCTCCTGCAAGTTTTTAACCCTTTTGCGATAGCAATAATCCCGGATGGCGTTCCAGTTGGCAGCCACCCGGTACTCTTTCCCGTCTATATTTATAAACTCTTTCATGCTAGTCCTGCGGTATTACTTCCTCTTCCAGTTTTGACACGGCGGAACAACTTAACGAGTAAGTCGCCTCGCCATCGGCGTTCGTCGTTTCCGAGTAACTGGTGATAATCATCCTTCCTTTTTGTACGGTGTTACCGGGAGCCGGGTCACCGTAAATAAAATCCAACACTTCACCGGATTTGGCCATTTTAATAATGTCCTCCCGGTCTACTCTTTGAGTTTTCTGCTCCTCCTCGTTGATTTCCATCACCCCATCAGCGGAAAACTCGCTATCGTACCCCGTCACGATCTTGTTCGTCGTTCCCTTGTCCTCTTTCGTTAAACTCTCCTTAACCTTCGGGGTCAAGGTAAACGTGTTAGAGGTTGTTCCAGCAAACAATTTCTCTCCCTGCCGGAACAAAATATTAAACCCGTTAATCTGGCTCATAATTATGTATTTAAAAATTTATTTATCAACTACTCAATAAACCTTGATCTCGAAATTGATCTCCGTCACCCATGCCCTGTCATCATCATCAAAATCTCGACTTGAATCAATAAAACTGACGTTCGTCTTTGAATTTTGAAGTGACAACATCGCTGCCCGGATCTTGTTTTCCAATCCCAAGGCTTCATCGTACTTTTCACACGCTGATAACACGTTCACGGAATAAGTACCGGAACGATTCGTTTCTTTCGTTTTGCTACCGAAACGCTTTACCTTGTACACGGCGAAAGGTAACGGTAAGTTATCGTTACCCTCCAAATCTGCCACGCCGGGAAACACGTTCATGATTTTTTTCAATACATCATTTATTCTTATTTCAATCATCTCACTTGTTGTTTCGTCTATCGTATCTATCCGCTGCCGCTTTCACCTCGGCTGGAATTTTACTAATAACCCTGCTTCCTGTCGTGTTCCACGCTCTCTCTGTCGCCATGATCGCCTTAATTCCACCTCTCCAACGAGCCGATTTCTTTCTCCTCGGGGACTTAAAACTATGGTTTTTAGAACGATTAGCCAACGTTCCGTACTCGACCCAGATATTTCTTTGCCACTCGGAAATGTAATCATCTCCTTTTCTCCTGACGGGGGTTCTTCGAGTTTGTCCTTTCCTAATCCTTCCCATTATGTCCTTTTTTACCTTTAAAAGCCCCCGCCACGATCACCGGGATGTTTCGCTTCCTGTTAAAAACTTTCGTTTTATACAGGTGCCCAAACCTCGGGTTTAACTCTTTTGCCCTGTCCGTGAAAGGTTTCATCGCTTTCCTGATCCCGGCAGCCACCACTCGCGTCGGGTAATCCTTGATCATTCTCGTGAAAACGGCTTGTACCTCTTTCACGCCCT